GGACCTGCTAGAAAAACAACAGCATCAGTTTCTACTGTTACTTTATTTAATGCTGCTCCACACACTGCTTATGGTGCTAATAAGGCTCATAAAGTTTACATTAAGAACTGTTCTACAACTAGATCAGAATACCTTACTGTTACTATTAACGCTGAAGAGATAGGTAGATTATATGCTGGAGACTGGATGTTTATTCCTTGGGGAGCCCATGATACAGATAATGATATTAAAGTTACTCCTAGTGTAGCTACTAGCATGACTTTTGAGTACATGTTATTCATATCTGCATAGATGGAGCTTGAGGTAGTAAGGTTTTCTAGTGAATCAGATTCCACTAACGGGATACTATTCGACTCTAGTAACACACTAGATGGTAAAAAATTCTTATGCTACACCCTAGAAGATGAGGAGAGAAAGAATAAAGTTAAAGGGGAAACTCGTATACCAGCTGGATCTTACAAGATTAAGATTAGGGAAGTTGGTGGATTCCATTCAAAATATAAGAAAAGATTTGGGGCTGCTCACCGTGGTATGCTTCATGTTGTGGATGTCCCAGGCTTTGAGTATATATTAATACATTGTGGAAACACAGATGAGCACACAGCAGGATGTCTTCTTGTTGGAGACTCCCAGGAAAACAATCAAATTATTAAAAACGGATTTATAGGCAAATCAACTCAAGCTTATAAAAGAGTTTATGATCATATAATGAAGGCTATAGAAAATGGGGAGGAGGTTAATATAACATATATTGATTTCGAAAAACCTTTTTCACCAACAGGTTGTTGATAAATTTTTTAAAACATATTGTAATAAACAATATTTTTTATTATATTTAACTATGTGAAGCATATTCTGTTTTTCATGGTTTTTAGTTTGAAAGGCCCGTTGACTCCCTGTTGACGGGTCTTCTTTTATTTAGGTAGTATAATATTACTTTCTTTGTAAGAAATAAACACGCCTTTCTCTAGATCAATGTTACCTTCTCCATACTTTTTAATAAGCTTAGAGTTAATCTTTTTTTCTTTCTTGACATTACCTTTGTATCTAGCGGTCATATCCTCCTCCATTTTATCTAATTCATCTAATCTTGATTCAAGATTTATAACCTCAATTTTTAACCTACCTAATTCGTAAGCTATCATTCCATTATCTACTCTTGCACCTCTAATTTCTTTTGTTTCTTTTTCGTCTAATTTATGTTCCATTTTATTTATTTTTATTATTTGATTTTAATTTTTCGATTGACCTTCCTCCAAAATAGGATCCCACGATTGTTATCAAAACTAATTGTAATAGATCCGTCCATTTTTCTTCGACATGAAACTTTATAGTTCCAGCGTCAATAAAGATTAATAGCATAGTGCACACCAGTACAAATATAAGAGTCATTGGCCGTACATTTTTACTCAACCAGCTATCTGATTTCATGTCTGCGGTCCAACGATCAGTAACGTTTTTTTGTAAATCGTTTTCAGAATCAAGGAGCATCTTCTTCATTTCGTTTTTCAACTTCATTTTCTCCTCCTTAGTAGTAACCACATTGTCTATAATGTTTCCTGCGTCACCAGCTAATTTATTTAATATCCCTTTTAACATCTTTATTTTTTTTAATTATCATTTCCACGGTCTCAATAACTTGTTTTTGAGTACCAGGCATATAAAGATCGTAATTTTTTTTCTCTTTTACAAGTGATTTTTTAAACATCTTCCATCTCAAATTAAAAGCCTCAGTTCTAAGGCCCTTACACTCTATGATCCAACCTTGCTCCAAATTAACAAAGTCTGGCAGATAGGTTGCTTTAGATATTCTATTCGAAACTTTAAAGAAAACGTTCTTACCTTTACTTACTTTTTTTTCTATACAATCACCTTCATATTTAAAGTTATCCATAACAGTAAATCTAACCTTTTCATATTGAAAGGGGACCTTACAGGATGTTAAATACTGATAAGTAAATCTCTCTAACTTAGATCTAAACTTAATACCTTTATAGGTATTTGCTGTAGCATTTCTAACCTTTTTATTTCTACTCCGCCTTTTGAACATTTCGATATTCTATTAGTTTTTTATATTCTTTTTCATCATCTTGTCTATCATAAAAATGATACAGTCCATTTATTTCTGGAGCCAAAACTATTTTATCACCATTATCTAATAGATAAGTTTGATAATCAACAAAGTAACCTATGTACAACCAAGGGTAATAAGAACCAATATTTTTATTATACTTTATTCTAATACCATACTGATCTATATATAAATATGCGTAACCATTTACAGTATCTGTGTGAATAACAATTTGGTCTTCACATGAACTATCGTAAATGTCATTACAATAATAAGTTCCGTTATCTATTTGTGCGAATATCTGACTCCCCAGTATTATCGCTATTAACGTTGTTTTCTTCATATAATACAAATTTTAATTTATCTTGATTCATATAAAACATGAGCTCTCTATCCCATAGAGACCCAGGCCTTATTTTTTTCATCCCTAACCATTTAACAGATCCTTCTATATCCTTCACCCATATGTAACCTATACCATCATAAAAGGCCCATACAATACAAACGGGTCTACCCTCTTCTATCTGTTGTTTTTGGCAGTGATGTAATTTTCTAACAGAAACCCTAACATAATTCTTTTCTCCTATTGATTCATTAACACCTTTGACTTCAGCAAACGCAACCTCTCCTAATGTTTTTTCATCAAACAGGACGGCATCTACTTTACTTAAAGACTCTAGTTCTACAAATCCTAGCCTATGCTCCTTGCATAATTGCGAGAGTGCTTTAGATTGCCTGTTTCTATCTATTTGTTTTTCGTATCTTTTTTCTCTCATTAGTTAAAATTATTTTCTATCCTGGACCAAACACTATGTGTACCGCTTATTGCATCTAAAGGACATGAGTTAGAGAAGTCTAAATACCTACCAGATCTTCTATCATACTTAAGCTCTTCTTCCCCTGGAACACCTACAAGTTTTTGGAACTTAACCTTTTGAACTGTAAACTTAACAGAGGTATTACTTATATCCATGGAGTCATTCCTATGTATACAGATAACATTATCCGCTTTATTAAACCAGTTCTGGCTACCACTTATATCATAAGCAGTTGGTTGTTTATAGCCACCCCTTTCATCTCTATCCATTTTCCTAGGGTGTGCTATTATAATAAACTTAAGGTCATTAACCTGCTCAAACCTTCTTATCTTTGTTAAACACTCTCCTATATAAGTGGTCTCATCTTTACCTTTAAAGTTATGATCCAATTGATTAAATGGATCCAACAAACAACCCTTTATTCCATACCTCATTACTAGGTGTTTAAACTTTGATAGTATATTGTCCAAAGAAAAATCATCTTCAGGATAGATAGCAAAGAAGTGTTCATGCAAAAAGTTTATAGCCGTTTCATAATCATGTATACTCATTCTATCACCTACATCAAGGTCAGATGTGTTCCCTATATACATCTCTGCTAGTGTGTCAAACAGATCTCCAATAGGATAATTTTCTGGAGAAAATACTCCCCACTTCCAACCATACATAACAGATGCGTTTAACATTATTTGTAGGGCCATCATTGTTTTACCTGACCCTGGTATACCCGTCCAAACATCTAACTCTGAGGTTCTTAAGGTATAGTGATTGTTTAAAACACTATAACCAGTTGTTAACCCTTTCTTCTTACCGTTATTAAACACATCAATCATATATTCTTTTTCAGAATGGACGGTAAAAACTCCGTCAACTGGGTAGGGCTCTGCGTTAGATATAGCCTGTGATATTCCTATCGGACCCTTTTTAAGTAGCATTTCATTAGCGTCCTTTATATCATCAGGTAACCTTACTATATAACACCTTTCCCTACCAAGTCTTCTGCTTATTTCTTCCAGTAGAACTCTTCCGTTTACATCATTATCTGTACATAAATATATCCTCTCCTTATCCTCAAAGTATTCCCAACAACTATCAAGGTAAGAAAACTTATTATTAAAGTTTTTTGTACCAGGATTAGGTGCACCATCAGGAACAGAAACACAATTTATATAACCAGCTACTTCCATAGCTAACTTGTCCATCTCACCTTCTACTATAAGAACTTCATTACAATCATTAATATCATCTAGTCCATAAAATATCTTTTCAGCATCTTTTACTTGCTTAAAGTTCTTTTCCCCATCTCTGTATTTTACATTAATAAGTTCCCCTTCTCTATAATAATTAAAACATATTACTTGCCTTTCTTTAGATACTTGAGGCATATATTCTCTCTTCTGCGTGATCTTATTTCTTTTAATAACACTTTGTGTTATACCTCTAGTGCTAAACCATTGTAATGTTTCATCAGAAAGATCCGTACTGTTGCTTAATGTTGGCCTATTATACTGGACCTTCTCTTTCTTTGTATAAGTTTTATGAGTGTTTAGTATACCACTGTCTCCACAGTGATGACAAACATAAGCCCCTGTTTCACTGTTAATAGCAAGACATTTTTCATTCTTCTTCTTGCGATCATGTGAGCAGTTGTGACAAACGTGCCTAACCTCTTCAGAGCTATTTGACTTTAATTTTATTCTATCGTTTTTTAAACTCATTATCTAAATAATTGATCCACATCAAAATCTTGTTTAACTTTTTCTTTTGTAATCTCCTTTTCATCTTTCCAATATTCTCCATTTAACCACGTTAAAGGATTTTTTCTATACTTAATTTCTGGAGTTGTCCTTACATACTCTATACAAGAAGATACTATCTTGCCCATATTAGTAATACTATACCTCATAAACTTTTCCTTACACTTGTGTGTACCTATCTTTTTATTATAAGAGTCCCAGAAAGTTTTAAACAAAGCCTCCTTTGTTTGTAGGTCTGAGTCAGATTCTTTTACGACTCTTCTTTCTTTATGAAGACTCTTTGATTTGAAGTGTGCGTCTAAATTTAAATAAGTTTGCTTACAGTCTTCTTCTAAATTATACGTAACAACTACAGGTATATCGCTATACTTAGTTAACACGTGTATTGTTTTCTCTATTCTAGTAAAGCTTATTATAGCATTACTGTCTACAGACATATTGTTTTTTAGTTTTAAATACATATAGGTTTTTAGTTTTAATTAGAGGGGTGCCTTTTAGAACACATCGTAGATTATGGACATGATTTATTATAAGTAATCTACTAAAGACACCCTTCTATATTTCTTTAATAAAAAAGGGGAGCTCTCACATGCTTGAATTAACTACATGTACGTTTGAGTGAATAACCGCTACTTACAACGAGCACCCCCCTTAATCATTCATTTAATTAAAATGGTAATGGTTCTTCAGCCTTTTCAGTTTTAGCCTCTGGCTTGAAGTCGTTGATTTTAATATAGTGAGTCTTACCATACTCATTCTCACCATCTCTATTAGCACACATAGTAAGGTTTACATACTTCTTACCTTTGTACTCATAAACGTGATCCTTAATTTTCATTAAGTCAACACTAAAGTTAACGATAGATCCTCCATCGTCAAACCTTTTTTCTTTACCGTTTCCACAGTAAACAGTTTCATTTTTTTCCATAATTAATAATTTATTTGTTAATAATACTTGTTATATCATCAATTTTACTCTCAAGAGTTAACAAGCGAAGGTGAAACATCCTCATTGTGTCCTCATGATCATTTAAATTAATGGATTTATTACCGTGGTTCATCTCCACCAAACACTCCATTATAGAGTGGTATTTATTTTTATAAATTCTATCAAATTTAACATCCATTTCGTGCATTTTTAAGGCATGTAAGATAGATGAATGAGATTTATAACCTAAACTTTCGGCTATCTCCTCTAAAGATAACTCTAAAGAGGATCTCATTATATTACAGGCCGTGTTTCTAGCTTGAACAATTTCCCTTCTTCTACCAGAGGTAACCATTAATTCTTTTGGAGGTATCCTGTGGACCTGACCTATAATAGTTACTATATTGTTAAGCCTCTCTGTGAGTAGATCATCCTTTAATGTTAAATAATTTTCTAAAAGTTTCTTCATAGTCTTCGGTTTTAAGTTTTTTCATTATTTGATTAGCACTTTTACAAGAAAAAAGCTCGGGTGATTTCATGTACTTTCTTAATGTTGGTAGTGATATTCCCGTTAATTTACTAACCTCTTTTCTAGTAAGTTTGTTTTCCTTCATTGTTTTTGTTAATATATTCATAGCTTTAGTTTTAAATTAATTCTTGGTGTACAAATTCGTATGGATCTATTTCTGAATTGATAAAGAATTTCCTGTAAACACCTAATAAGTATTTGTATTTATCTCTACCAACCTCTAAAGTTTCTCCACTACACTCATAGATACCCATATTATACGGAGCCGTTTTTTCTATAACAATAAATATAAATCGGTCCGCATTAAATCCATCAGAATAGTAAGCGGATTGTCTATCATAAGAGTATTTTTTTACAGACAACTTAAAACCACTTGGACTTGCGTCTGTAGTTGTTTTTATATCAATTAATATTTTTTTATCCTTATTCCAATAGTCTGCCTTGCATTTACACAAGACATCTATATCCTCATCTTTCCATACCTGAGGAACTTCGGCCTCCCCACTAGATAAAAGATCCATACACTCATGAGATGAAAATAATCTATTTCTCATTCCTATTAAAGAGGTGTAGTCATCTTTAGTTAATATAGTATTACCTATATTGTCTTCATTAAATTTAGCCATCTCCTCTTTACCCGCCTTAGTTCTTTTGTTTACCTCTGGCTCTACCACTACTTGTTGATCAAATTTTTTAGGCTCTAACATACATAAGTGAAAAGCTCTACCAAACTTTAGTGCTTTAGTTTCTGGCCTTAAGCTTGGATTGTTTTTATAATGATCATAAGTGGCGGGACTTCTTGATATTAAACCTAATTGTGAGTTTGTAATAAAGTCAAAGTCTGTGTAATAGTTTTCGTCTGAACGAAACTTTTTTATAAATGTCTCAAACATATTTTATGGTTTTATAGTTGTTCTTCTAGGGTTGACCTTTGTGCCTTAGTCATTTCGTATTTATGCATATGATCTTTCACAAGATCTGGGTTTCCATCTGATATAGATTTTAACATAGCTTCAAATATTTTGGTAGTCATTTTCTTTTTACCCTTTGGCTTTGTCTTTACAGACTCTTGTGCTATAGCCATTTGTACTTCATTAGCAGATGCTACACTGGAGTCTATTCCTATACCAAAATTAGCTAATGCTCTACCCCAAGCAGATGTTTCACAATTCTCCACATGACTTGTTTTATTTATAAAACTTGAGTTCTTTGTTTCGTGTGCATGCCCCGTAGCAACAATCCTACCATTAGGATCTACAACGTTTGCCACCATTACACATTGATCGCTAGTACATTCTATAATTTGAGTTGTTAATGAATAATCTTTGTAGTTATTTCTAAAGTATTTTAATCTTTCTGATACTTCTACATAGCTTTTCCCTTTGATGTTTATGGTTTTTAAGTTTGTCATATTTTCTTTTTTTTAATTAAATTATACACAATAATAATAATATTTTTTCACTTTCACAATAGTTTCTGAAAGTTTTTTTTAGTTTACCACTTATTGTTTTCTGATTTGATCTGTAAAATACAGTTGTATATAGGCTTTTTGTTTTCTATTTTTTTTAAGTAAAGATTAATTCTATCTTTATCTAGTCGTTGAACTTTTGAGTCTATCATTTCTCTAACCTTTTTTACAACCATATAATAAGTTTTACCGAAGCCTTTTTTATTTTTTAAATTTTCTATTGTTTCAGGGTCATCTAAAGACTTTATTAATATTCTTTTTAATTTCATTTCATTAACATAATCAGAACATACAGATCCTGACATGTTACTACTTGGACTAACTGCCTTTGTTAATCTTGAGTTATCAATTTGTCGTTCCATTTTTTAATAATTTTATTTGTTCATCATTTCTATATTGCACCATATACATAAGTGCTACACTTTCTTTTTTAAAAAACCTTATATCAGGATTTGATCTGTACATTTCTTCACTAATATCGTCCCAACAACTTTCAATAATTTTCCCATTCTTGATGGTATAATAAGTCTCCCCTTCTTTAAATGGGTATACTATACACTCCTTGATCTTACCATAGTAATAGTCAAAGTATTTATTAGCATCACTCATAACTTCTTTTCTATATTTCCTGCCATAGAACTCATCAAAGTTATCCTCAAATACTGCTTCTTCTCCATATATTTCTTTTAATTTATTATTAGTCAACTCTCTAGCTAACTGCTTTGTTTTTATTTTTATTTTCATTTTATTTAATTTTAGTTAATCTATTTATTATATCTGTGATCAATAAAAGTACCCCTCTTATGTATATTAATATAAATAACGATACATAAAATACTACGAAGTATATTCCTAGATCTCCTATTATTTTCCAAAACTCTCCCATATTTAAGAGTCTTCACAGTTATCTGCATACTCACAACCCTCATTATATAAGCTGGAGTCTACTTGATTTATATAATCTACAAAGTGATTATACCATTTTAGTTTTTGCGATAGTGATCGTGCTTGTTCTTGAACACTGATCAGTAGTTCTGACATTTCTTTTTCCATAATTTTATTTATTTAATTGTTTATAAATGTCCTCCATATTTTTCTCCCTCTATATCATACCTTGTTTCGCTTTCCTCATCTTTTTCGTCCATACCATCTCCCAATCCAAAGCCAAATCTATATTTTGCTTCACTCATTCGTTGATCTAAATCATCTATATATAAATGTTCATTTTCAAATAACCACTCTGCTACATCTTCTTGTTTGATATGTTTAGGTATAGGTATAGTTACCTCTGCGTATTTATGATATACACTTCTATTTGATATTGTTACTAATCTTTCTTTTTCTAATTCATTCTCATTTGGTTGAGAATTTGCGTATTCTAAATCATTTCTTGTTTTCATAATTTTATTTATTTAATTCTTTTAATGTTTTTATTCCCTCATCATAACCATACTCTACTATTCCCTCCCCCTCATCTTTATCGTGAATAATTTCAAACCAATTATTGTGTTCCCAAAAGTATTTATCATTATCATATATCTTTTTTAAGTCATCATCATTTTCAAACTTAAAAGGAAAGCCGTTATTTCGTTCTTTCCAACCGTCATGAACTAAACCATCTTCATCATATATTCTAACAATACCAAGAACATATAGTTTATATTCCCCCATCTCTGCAATTAAATCATCATACCATATACTATCGTTATGTTTACTTGATGTCTTTTTTTCATGTATTATTAATTTTTTCATATCTATTTATTTAATTTATTAAACCCCTCATACCAATCCAAACATTCTTTATCATCTAGATCTGTTGCTATATTTATATCAAACAAACTTCTTAATGGGTTATCATTATTTTTAATATCTTCTTTTTCCATAATTTTATTTTTTAAGTTTATTCATTCTCTCTAAAAATAGTTCAGTGTTTATTATAAACTGATCCACATCTATATCCCTTACTCCGTTTTCTTGTTTAAGTTTCTTAATATGTTCTTCGGCTAATCCTTGTCCAAAGATTTTTAAATATTCATTTGTTGTCATAGTTATTTAGTTTTTAGTTGTTTAATTGTTATTTCAAATTTTGTATCTATATCTAATCCAAGTACCTCATTTATCTCATCTTGTATTAAATCTTGTGCTTCAAAATTGTGTTCTTCTTCAGATAAGATGTTTAATTCTATTAGTTTATCAACACATCTAATTGCAATATCTCTTGTGTCATCATAAGTTATTTTCTTTTCCATAGTTTTATTGTTTTAATAGTTATCTATTGTTGAGTTGTCAAATGTTGTAGATGAATTTGGGTGTACCCTATCATAATTAATTAAGTCTTCTTTTAATTTTTTAATTTCATTTTTTCCTTTCCAAGTCCAATCTTTATGTGATCCGTATTCGTGTTCACTATACCCCCAACCTTTTTCGTTTTGAGGGAACACTAAAACATCTCTGTTCTTTAACCATTCTTTTTCATTTACTTCGTAGAATTTTTCTAAACCATCTACCCATATTATTATTGTTTCTTTTTTCATAATTTTATTGTTTTAATAGTTCGGGTTTATTTTCTTTTATATAATCGTAACATCTTTTCTCATTCTCTCTAAACAACATAGATTGCTTTACATAATCTACTTGCCCATCATCATCTAATACTGCAAACTTTGAATAGAGATAGTGTTTGATATTATTTGAGTCAATAAAAAATACTTTCTTTTTATTGTGTACTAATTGTTTTCTAAATTGATATAGTTCCATAGTTTTTAAGTTTTTAGTTAATCTAATATAGTAAATATTTTTCACTTATCCAAATTACAGATGTTCTCATACTCCAAACTTTCTATAATTTGCTCTGTTGATAATGTGAATAAGAACATTTTGTAATCGTTATTAAATTGTTCTCCCACGATCTTGGGTAGCCTTTTCCTTTTGGTAACCCTTAGTAATTCGTTTACTAATTTTAATTTTAATTCCATAATTTTATTTTTTTAGTTTATAACCATTTATTCTTGTATCTACTATAAGTTTATGTTTAATTTCATAACTCATTTCATTAATAATTTCCTCAATCTGATCTTCTGTTAAGTCCATTTCAAAATATAAACCTATATTTATATAAGCAACACTATATTTATTTTCTTTATCCATAATTTTATTTTTTTAGTTTATAATTCTTTAAATATTCCTGTACTACTCTTTGTACTTCCAAGTGCTTATCCTTGTTTCCAAAGGCTTCGGCTAATACCTTGTTTAAGTTTTGTACTTGTTGATTCTTTTTTTTAGTTTTTATCATAATTTTATTTATTAATATTAGGTGGGAAAGTTCTTGCTAACTCTCTTTTTTTTAATTCGTTATACATATCTTTTAATTCAAATAATAAATCTTTTGAGTTTATCATACCACTTATATCTGTTGTTTCTTCTATGTCATCTAAAAGAATTATTAATCTTTCTAATATATCTTTTTCCATTGTTTAAAGTTTTTTAATTAATATTATTGACTTTGTCATTTTTTTCTTGTACCTTCCCCATCTTTGAGTCAAAGAAGTAAGAATTTTATTATAAAAATATAACTCTCTATACTACTACTCCTACTTCTTCTCCTCTTCTACAAACTACAAACTAATTTCTTGTATTAGGGTTACCTATATCCTTTCGTAACTCAAGTTCTTTGCTCATCTTATACATTTCATAGGTTTCGTTACATTCTTCTAGCATTTGTTTAAGAACAGATGTTTTGTATCGTATGTATGGTCTGTCTTGCGATAGTGAATCGGGATCTTGGCTTACTTCTTTTTTTAGTTCTTCTATTAGTTTACATAATTCATTCCCATTGAATATATGATTCTTAAAGTCTGACTCTTCTGTATCCTCTTCGTATACCATATCCTTTAGTTCTTTGTCTTCAAGGATTATACAATCAGTTGTATATTGTAGGTTGCTATCCCATAGTGAGTGAGTATTATGTTCTAATAGTTCTAATAGTCTTTTTACTTTTGCTTTCATTTGTTTATAGTTTTTAGTTAGTATTATTATTCATTCGTAGTCATATAACTTGCATTGTCTATTATGTAGTCCTTTATTTCGTGATAGTCATATCCCTCTTCTTCACAGAAATCATATAACTCTTTCTCTAATTCTCCATTTTCTGATATGTATATTTCCCCATCATAATCTTGAAAGTTTATGTATCCACTTAATTGATATTTTTGTTCGTTGATTATTATATCCATATCAATAGATACTTCGTTGGCTTCGTTTCTTTGTCTTGTTATTTCCAGTTTCATAGTTGTATAGTTTTTAGTTAGTATTATTATTTTAAATCTATAAATTCTTCCCCCCAATTATCTACGAAGAATAAACCATACTCATTTTCATAACTTTTGCCTACTACATTAAACCCTTTATTCTTTAGGTAATTGAATACTTGTTCATCTATTGTATTATATTCATTACTATTACTTAAATATATTCTTCTTGTTTTATCCCTATTCCATCTTGCTTTCTCATATACAGAGATTCTTGAACCTCTATGATTTGTTGAGGGTATATATTTAAATTTGATTTTACGATAGTTTGGTACTGAATCATATGTGTTGGTTGTTGTTTCCTCTACTATTTCCCAATCATATCCCTCTAAAAATTCTATACATTCATCTATGTCTTTTACATACTCATCATACAAATCGTGGTCTTGAGTCCATTCTTTCTCTGTATAATCAGGAGTTACATCTTGGAGTCCTTCGTTCTGTCTTATTTCCTCTGCCCACTCTCTTAACTCTTGCTCTGTCTTTGTGTGTGTTTGATTTGTGAAAGTCAAGCCTTCTGTTAAATCGTTTACAATATATTTTTTCATAGTTATAGTTTTAAGTTTGTAATAGACAGAGGGAAATCAAACACGACAAATAGTTTAATCTTTATAAGGTTGGTTATGTCCTAACCTAAACCCTCTGTTTCGGACATTGAGTCCATCATCAGTATTACTACTTTGATTTATTTTTGAATCTTAATATTTGCCTTAACATCTCCAATCTACCTAAGTCATAAGCTCTCATCATATCATAATCATTATCAGTATCTTTAGATAATTGCTCTTCACCTCCATCATAGTCGCTTATAAATGATTCAGTATCTTTTATTAAGTCAGTAATATATTCTTCTATTGTTTTGTAATTTTTCATAGCTATTTAGTTTTTAATGTTAAACAATTCTGTTAATCTTTCCCTTATAATGTCTTGTGCCTCAAATTCTTTTTGATTTTCAGTATCAATACAATCGGGTATTAAACCCTCTGTCACCATATTATCTACAATCTCTATTGCTATATCTGATATATCATCTTCTTCTAATCCGTGACTATGTATATATTTACTTATTCTTTTACTTGTTGTTTCCATAGTTTTATAGTTTTAAGTTTATTATTTATTTATTTCCTATTTGTTCCAACTCCTTTTTCTTTTTTTCTACTTCGATATATAGTTGGTAATTTGAAAAGTTTGTTTGTAATCTTGCAACCTTTTGCTTTAATTTATCATTTTCTTTCTTTAATTCTTTATTCTCCTTCCTTACATCAATCATTTCTTGTACCATATCTTGATATTGTCCATATCTTTCTACTTCTTTCTGTTCTTTTAAAAATTGTTCTAATGCGTTCATAGTTATATAGTTTAAATTGTTTGTACACACAAATATAAAAACAAATAAATTTAATATCCAAACAAAATGTAAAAAACTTTCATTCTCTTGAGGAAAATAATTTAATAATAATTTGTGAACAGAGGTATCAATCTGTTTAACAGGTAATGAATTTAATTAGTAGGGAGGTTGTCTCACTTTCTATGTTGTTTCTTCTTGAGGGAAAATTCATCTAATAAACTTTCTCGCAGTACCAAATGGTATTATATCAAAAAGATATTAAGTCCTTTAAATCGCTTTAAATAAAGTCCTGTAATTATTTTAACATATGCAAGTAATTAGTTAATTATATTTACTAACATGTTATAAACATTATGGTTGTTAATAAATAAATATGTATGATTGTTTGGATATATGTAGTATATGTATATATTAAAATATAATATAATATTATATAAGGTATATACAAATAATATGTACAAAAGTTTTTAAGAAATTGATGTTGAAAAACGAAGGTTCAAAATCCTAGCACACTAGATAGTTATGTTTTTTGGTTTCGGCAAATCAGTTACGGCACACCCCACCCCCCTAAAAAATTTCGTTTTGTTGTGGTTTACGACTGCTCTACTATATATAGTTATCCCATACCTTTGCATATCTCACTTTTTTTTATAACTTTGCATCATGGCTAAACGAGACTACAAACAGGAGTACGAAGATTTTCAAAAAGATAAGATCGGCTACAGGGTTGAATTAAAGAAAAAAGATAAAGCTCTAGGTGGTAAGGTTGGTGATGGTAAGGATGTGTCACACAAGAAGGATGGAGGTGTTGTATTAGAGGAATCTTCTAAGAATAAAGGGCGTAAGGAAAAGTCTAGAAAGAAGGGTAGTAAAAGAAAGCCTTGGATGTTTTGGAAGAAGAAATCCAAAAAGAAGAAGAAGAAAAAATAATGGCAGCAACTATAAAGAAAACAACAAAAGGAAAAGGGGCTAATTACAGGCCGACTAAGTCTGGGGCTGGTATGACTAAGAAGGGTGTGGCTGCTTATAGAAGAGCTAACCCAGGATCTAAGTTAAAAACAGCTGTTACTGGTAAGGTAAAAAAGGGTAGTAAGGCCGCTAAAAGAAGAAAGTCTTATTGTGCTAGAAGTAAAGGTCAAATGAAGATGCACAATGTTAATTGTAAAAAGACTCCTAATAAAAGAATATGTCAAGCTAGGAGGCGTTGGAAATGTTAATTAATAAATTATATACAAAATGAGTTTATACGAAAATATAAATAAAAGAAAAAAAGCGGGTACAAGTAGGTCTAAATCAGAATCTACAATTAGTCCAGAATCTTACTCTGCTATGCAAAAAGGGTTTCCTAAAGGAAAGTCAGGAATGCGTGTTAATAAAAAGTCTGATAAGATGTCTTTTATAGAAAATTCTGATATGACAGAAAGACAAAAGACTACCATGAAAAAACACGCAGAACATCACACTATAAAACACATGAAGATGATGGTTAAATTAATGAAGGAAGGAAAGTCTTTCACAGAGGCTCACAAGATCGCTATGGAAAAGGTGGGTAAGTAAATTGAAACATTCTAAATTAACTAATTCTAAAAAAAAGAAAAAGGAGCAATTAGGAATGGACCCAGGCACTGCGGCCAACAGGCTTCGTAAAGCTATATTGTTTTCATTCGCTAAAAGGTTAGATCTAAATTGGTGTTATCAATGTGGTTGTGAAATAAAAGATATTAATAAGTTTACTATAGAACACAAGAAGCCTTGGTTAGATTCAAAAGACCCTAAACATCTGTTTTTTGACATAGAAAACATTGCGTTCTCTCATGCTAGTTGTAACTATAGGGCTTCTAGAGGGAGAATAGGTAAGCCATGTCCTTCTGTTACGGCTTATAGAAAGGGTTGTAGATGTGAGGGTTGTTTAGAAGCTAAACGACAATATAGAGAAAATAAAAAGAAATATAAAGATTCTAATAATATTTAGTGACAACCGCAATCTTCGTCATCCATAATCTCTTCTGTAGAGACCTCAACAACTTTTAAAATATGATCTGGCATAAAGTCAAATAAAGAAACTATAGTTTCATCATCTACTGATAAAGCAAAGGCCCCTAAATGATAAAAAGCTGCGTTACCCATGTCTATCATCTTTCTTGTGTTAGCCATATCGGTACCACCTTGTTGCATAGCCATAACCTCTATTCCTAAATAATCATCAACCAACATAGCTATTTGTGCTAGCATCTCAGCCTCATCACCTCTAAAACCTCTGTTTACAAGTTCTGAAAAAGCTGTAGTTGCTGAAGGACATATGTGAAAGTTTTGAGTTTTATAACCCATGACATCCATCTCACCACCCTTACCATCTCTTTGCATGTCCATAGAGTGATCGCTAACGCCTTCTATTATTATAACCATTGACTCATTCATATCTTAAAGACTTTTATATTTAGATAAAAAGTCATACTCCTCATTTGTTAGTTGAGTTTGAGGCTTTTTCTTAAGCTCATTTATTCTAGCTAATATTTCCGCTGTAACCTTCCCATATTTTTTGAAACCCTCTCCAGATTTCTTTGCAGTAGGCTCTTCATCTGTCATACCCCCCATAGCATATTTTGGAGACTTACCCCCCATTAAGTACGCCATAAAAGGCTTCATCATTCCACCACCCATATAATTCATTCTACCTCCTTCTTTCATCATTTTAAAATCAGCTCCAGATATTTTACCATCTTTATTCTTATCAAGTTTATATTGACCTCCTGATAACTTACCACCGTTATTATAATACTTATCCATTTCATCACCCGTAAACTCTGGAAACTCTTGGTTATTACCCTTATTCTTTTTCTTCCTTTTAAATTTCTTAAAGAAGTTTTTTACTTTTTGTTTACCAGCACCTTTCTTTTTAGGCTCAGGTAAATTACCTTCAATAAATTGATCAACCAACTCCTGTTCCTCTCTTTTTTCTCGAGCCTCTTTTCTTTCTTCATCAGTAAAATCTTCTTCGATTAGTTCAGCTGGTTCCGTAAAAACATCCACATTGGTTCCAGAAAAAGGATCTGCATGATCTCCACCACCAATAGTTTCATCTGTATATTCAGCGACATCTGAGTATATACGCTCTACTGGCTCAAGTGGATCTACAGTTCCAGAAGGAACTTCACGTAACATATCCTCAACAGCATTAGATTCTGACTCCATAAAAACAGGTGTAGAACTACCAGCAAAAGGATCGCTAGAACTTTTTTTAGTTTCATCAGCTTTATCTAGAGATATTGTATTAAAAATTTTTCTTTTTTTATTTTTTAACGGTAAATCTTCGTCTTCATCTTCCTCAACCACTTCAAACTCTTTAAGTTCCCTTTCTTCAGTTGTAGAGCTAGGCATTAAATAATTAATAAAAGCTTGCACCCCAGGATCGTTCATTAATTTTTGCTCCAACTGATCCTTGTCAGTGCTCATAAGTTCTTCTTCAGATGGTATATTAAGACCAACCATAGTAGATTTAGAACCTTCTGGTGCAGAAACGTTAGAGTCGGTTTTAGGTCTTAATTGAGCGACTAACATGTTAGTCATCTTTTCTCCATAAGCGTCTTCAAACAATTTAATATCACGATCAAATCCAGATTTACTCATATTACCACCATAAGCATCTATCATCGCTTGAGCAGACTTTTGAAGCTTAGATGTAGCCTTCTCGTCACCCTCAATATTAAACTCCATTCTAGTTTCAACGCTTTTTTCTTTAAGTCTATTTTCTAATTCCTTTACAGGCAGACCTAAAGAACTAGCGGTTGATTCCTTTTGTTCATTAGTCATTCTCTCCCAATCATAAAGCTTTATATCCTCAACAGACATTTTTCTTTTTTCCCTACCCCTAGCTGTCGGATCTTCAGATTCTCTTATTAAGTCTTGTATTTCCATCAACATTGATGGGTCTATATTAATTGCCATAATTTATTTCTTTTTCTTGTTTAATTTTATATAACCACCTTTGGAGTAGTTATTAATTTTACCTCCTTTAGAGTAGTTATTAATTTTACCTCCTTTAGAGTATTTATTTAACCTCATTCCTTTCTTACCACGTTGAGTTTGTGGACCTTTAAGGCCTTTAACGAAAGCACGCTCTTCTTCATTAAGCTGACTTTGAGGTTTTCCTTTAAGCTCTTCCATAGCTACCTCCTCACTTTCATACTCATTTCCTCCTATAGTAAACTTCTCTTCTGTTTCTGAAGGAACTTCAGGTTCTTTTCCAGCCTCTGCATCAGGATCTGGGGTTTCACCACCTGTATCAGGATCTGGGGTTTCACCACCTGTATCACCCTTGTTAGTTCTTGAATCATAAAGCTCTTGCCCTTCTTCATCACCTATAAATGTGTACATTTTATCCCACTGTTCTTTAGTTACCCCGCCAGGGCCTTTTTTACCTACTGCCATTCCTTCTATATCACTACCAACAACATCATCTTGTTCTATAAAGGAAGGAACATCCGTTATTAATCTTCCCTTATCGTAATACTTACCTTCTCCAAACCTGTCGTCTTTTTGTAGTTCCATTGGACCCCCCTCCCTTTCTACCTCAGTCATTGAAGATTTTTCTAATTCCATTGGCCCTATATTTATAGCGTGCTTAGATAATTCATCGCTTCCCGCACCCTGTGTAACAAAAGATGTGAAAGCTTGGTCCTTTACATACTGATTAATTAAGTTTTTCTCTTCATCAGTAAATTTCACACCTTGTATAAGAGTTCCAGCACCACTTAGAACCGTACCTGTAAAATTACCCTGACTATCAAACTTAAGACTCATTCCAGACCCCATTCTATGCCCCTTACCCTCGCCATGATCAAAAATATTTCGTAGCGGATCTAGAGACTTCATGTCATCATTAGTTAATCTAAACTCATATGTATAATCTTCAACCTCTTGACCATCATCACCTGTTCTAGTGAAAGTATTTTTGTGTAAACGAGAACTGTCATCATCCCATTGAGAAAATAATTCTGTCGGGTTGTTATACATGCTCATAAGAGAGTCAGCAGTCATAGGTGCCTCATCACTCTTTCTTCTATCATATTTACCAAAACCTTCATTAATTTTGTTATATAAATTAGCGTAATGATCAAACCCTATACTGAAAGGGATCCTCTTATCGCTAGCTCTTTTGTCTGTATCTCCAGACCAAAACATACTTTGAGTACCAGATCTATCGCCATATGTAATATCTGGTAAATAACCAACACTACCCTCTGCGGTTATACCTTGTCCTTCTCCTGAAAAACCAAACCCTTTGCCTTCCTCAAATCCCGTATGACCCTCTTCCATCATATATGCACTTGGGCCATAAATCCTGTGATACATCATAGGCCTTGATATTTGACCCGTTGCTTCATCATAAGTTTCATAATGTTGCAAACTAGATGGATCAAACTCTTCAGTTCCACTAGGAACCTGAGTGGTTTCTTGTGCGTAGATTAATGGTTTTTTTTGTGATTTCTTTTTTAATCTCATTTTAATAAGTTTTTTATAAGTACCTCTTCTTGTAGTGCGGTACAAAATTTTGTCACAATAATCTTACCTCTTTGTGATATAACATATCTCCTCGCCCTATTGTGTGATCTTTCTAAATATATGCTAATATAGCCATTTTTTACTAGATCTGGTAAGTTTCTGGTTATAAAGGTTAAAGAACATTGATAGTCTTTTTTTATAGTAGTACCAGTAAAGTACCTTAAATCGTAAATAAAAAACAAGAACTCAAGATCAGAAACTTTTAGTTTGTAATGATCTCTAAAAGAAAACAGTATTTTTCTGTAATTCTTTAGACAGCTCTTTAGGTCTATTTGCATTGAATTAAATTATAGTACAGCAAATATAAACAAATATTTCTTATATTAGAAATAATTACCTATATTTGTGAATCATTAAATTTAAAAAATAATAATATGGCATTATCAGGAACAAAAGCAACGGAAGCTGCTTTCGGTCAATACGGATCAAGTTACTTAAATGGTGATGGAGACTTAATCAATTTAGAATCTTCTACAAAAGTATACATTTGTGCAATCACAATGTGCGAAGACACTACTTTTCAAAAACTAGAAAACTTAGGAGGAGATATAAGATCAATAAGTACGGTTACAGCAGAAAATGATCATGATCACGCAACAGGTGGTTTTGGAGCGTCAGCAAATTCTACAGACGTAACCACTTCTCACACCTTTAAAACGGGAGTTACTATATATGGAAAATGGGATCACGTTGAATTAAATAGTGGTGGTTGCATATGTTACTACGCTCCATTATAATATATAAGTATGTTAGGTTTAGGAAATAGTATAACTTCGGGATCTGCACCCGCATCAGGTTTTTCGCCAGAACAAATATCAACATTAGTTGGGTGGTGGGATTTTACTGATACAGATACTATGTTTACAGACGGTGGTACTACTAAGGTTTCCTCAAATGACGATAAAATATACAGAATAAACAACAAGGCTTATGCTAAAATACACACTCCCTCTAACGCTTTAGGAGTTTATTTAGAACAAGGAACTGAGGCTAGCAGACCTTTATACAAAACAGCTGGGACTGGAGGAGCACTGTTTGATGGCTCTAACGATCATATAAAAGCTACTAACGGAATTGGTAATGTGGCTACTAATACACTTTCTAACACAACGCTAAATGGTAGAGAACTTACTATATTTTATGTGGCAGAGTTACCAGGAACTAGCGTCAGTGGTGATGAGTATTTGTTTCATACAACTACTTCTGGCATCTCTGATAGGATGTCTATATATGTAAAAAACGACACTAACGATAGGTGGCAGTTTCACCTCCAAAACAATACCGCTAGAACAAATAGTATAATTAATAGTGGTATAGATATAACAACTAATAAAGAGCTTTGGACTGTTGATTTAGATGGGGCTAGTAGTGGATCTTTATATAGGGATGGTGACACATCAGATGGAGTAACAAATGGAGCTACTGATGATTATGACATCGATCTTTCACCAAATGAC